GGTTTTGGTCGTATTCAGGACATTGTAGAATATGCCAAAGAGTTAGGGATGCCTGCCCTTGGTTTATCAGACCATGGTAGCACAGCAGGGGTAGCTAAACTATATTTTGAGTGTAACAAAGCAGGAATAAAGCCTATTATTGGGGTTGAAGCTTACTTCCAGCCCCACTTTAATAAAGACAAACCATATTATCACTTATGTTTGTTTGCTCAAAATCAAACAGGTTACTCAAACATCATGCAAATAATTACTTATGCAAACGAACATAATTTCTATCGGCGCGGCATAGTTACTTTCGACCTACTTGAAAAATATAATGAAGGCGTAATATGCACATCAGCATGCATAGGCGGGATTGTATCGCAGGCAATAGTGAACAATAATGATAAGCTTGCCATAAAGGCAACAAAGAGGTTTAAAAGGATATTTGATGATAACTTCTATTTTGAAATTATGCCTATCCCGCTTGATGAGGTTGGGTTGCAAGAGTTAGTTAATAAGGAACTATATTCACTGGGTAAAACATACAACGTGAAATGCATCCCAACAACTGACTCCCATTATACAAGGCATGAGGACTTTGAAACGTATAAGGTGATGCATGCGTTAAGCGGCAAGAAATCAGATGTTGAAGCAACTTATGGTGCTCGTCACATGCATTCAGAAAAGGAAATCAAAGCTAAGTTACTAAGAGAATTTACTAAAAAGCAAGCTAGGGAAATGCTTGATAATCTCGAGGAAATATACGACAAAGTTGGCATACAGCTTGATTTTAGTGATTCTGTTCCTGTTTTTCCTGACACAAATAATGCTTATAAAGACTTGAAAAAGAAATGCATTAATGAGTTAAAAGTAAGAGGCTTGGCAAATAAAGAATATATTGAGCGGTTAAAGCTTGAAGCCAACGTCATCAAGACTCACAACTTAGCTGACTACTTTTTAATAGTTGCCGATTATGTTGAAGAGGCAAAACGTAGAAATATTTATGTAGGACCCGGAAGGGGTTCCGTTTGTGGCTCGCTTATAGCTGACTTATTAGGCATTACGAACGTTGACCCTATAGAAATAGGCAATGACTTCGAACGCTTTCTCAGAGCTGATAAAAAGAAGATGCCTGATATAGACCTTGACTTTGAGTATGGTTTGCGTGATGAAATTATAGAATACTTGCTTGAAAAATACAAAGGGCACTCGGCTCAAGTAATTACGTTTGGGTTCTATCGTGTAAAAAACCTATGCAACGACTTCATAAAACATTTTGAAATGGATGAGGAAGACGCAAAGATATTCAAAAGCACGCTTGATAAAAACGTTGACGATAAAGCTCACTTTGAGTTTGAAGGTGTAGATTATAATAAAATTATAGCACTTCCTGAAATGCGCAGGCTTGAAAAGCAATATAGCAATATTATCACTCATTTTTGCAAGCTTTATGGTCAAGTACGTTACTACGGAACTCACGCAGCTGGCGTTGTAATTACACGAAACCCCATTGGCAGCTATATGTCGTTGATGAAAGTGAAAGGGAAGTTCGTTACATGCTTCGATAAATATGATATTGAAGCTTTCGACTTCCTTAAGTTTGACATTCTTGGGCTGAAAACATTAAACATCATCCACGAAATCGAAGAGTTAACCGGTGATAAATACGACACACGAACTGCATCGAAGAAGCAAAAACAAGCTATCTATGACGGCTTCAAAACAGGAAAGACTATGGGCATATTCCAGCTAAATAAGCCAACTGCTCAAGATATTCTTGTATCAATGGAAGCGGACAACATTCAAGACCTGATAGCTGCTGTATCACTTAATAGACCCGGTCCTTTGCAATTACAAATGCACACACACTATGCTGAAAATAAAATAAAGCCCAATAAAAGCACCCCATGGTACAGATACACAGCTGACAGCTATGGCACAATAATATATCAGGAGCACGTTATGCGTATCTGCAAAGGGCTTGCTCAAATGCACAATGATGACGTTGATAAGATTATGAAGTTTAAATTTAACGAAGAACAACGACTTGAACTAAAAGACAAGTTCGTTGAAGGGGCAAATAAAATAAGCAAAGTTAACAAGCAAGAGGCTGCCGAACTGTTTGATAGTATGACATTATATTTGTTTAACAAAGGCCACGGCTCAGGTTACGCTCTTATATCAGAATGGCAAATGTACCACAAAATATTCCACCCTGCTGAATTCTGGTATGCAAGCATGAAGTATAGCTACGACAAAACTAAAGATTGGCAATTTAGGAAAGATGCTGCCAAAGATGGCATAGTCATATTCCTTCCCCATGTTAACTACTCAGCTGATTATTCTCTTCGTGAAGTTGATGGGGAAAAAGTCATACAAGAAGGGCTAATATCTATTAACGGTGTTGGCCTTAAAGCAGCTGAGTATATTGAAAACGAACGGAAAGAAAATGGTCCGTATAAATCTATTGATGAGTTTGTCGAACGCTGTAGAAGCAGGGCAGTCCATAAAGGAGTAATTAATGCCCTTGTTGAGCATGGGGCTGCTGAGTTTAATATGAAACGCTATTTAAGTAGGGTAATAAAGTATAACGCCAGCTTAATATGCAATTAATTAAGGAGGCCAAACTGGCTCCTTACAGACTTAATTCTAAACAACCGCAGGTATAAACATATTCGATTGTATTAACTTTCAACATGCTTTAACGTACAACCTCTGGAAAGGAATGATACTTTGGATAAAAAACAACTAATGCAAATAATGGAGCTATGCAAAGGGATAGAGAATAAGCAAGGAAAAGGTTCCATTTATAGTCTAGGCTCAAAAGCCGCTAATGCAGGTATTCCCCGCTGGAGTACTTATATAGAAGACCTTGATGCTATTTTGGGTGGAGGGATGCCGAAAGGCAGGATGGTAGAAATATTTGGGCCTGAAAGCTCTGGAAAAACAAGCCTTGCTTACCATCTCAGTTCGCTTCATGAAATGTGCTTGTTTATCCCGGCTGAAGGAACATTTGACATTGACCGAGCTAAGCTTTTTGGTAATCGACCCAAGCAAATGCTTGTATACCGAGACTGTAAGCATGCAGAGGATCTTATGGATAAAACAATGCAATTCAGCAAAGCAGGTATTCCTTTGGTAATAATAGACAGCGTTCCCGGCATGGTACCAAAAGCACAGTATGAGCAAGTTGAAAAGGATATTGAAAAGCAACCACAAAGAGGCCAACTTGCTGCGTTATTCAGTAGAACACTAAAGAATCTGAATGACATCATTGAAGTATCTGGCACAACTGTAGTTTTCATCAATCAGGTCAGAGACAAAATGGACGCATTGATGTTTGGCGAAAAGACACAAACGCCCGGTGGGCATGCGCTTAGACATTATGCTAGTGTAAGAATTCAAGTTGGTCGTAGAGCTTGGATTGACGTTCCTAACAAGAATCCAGCTAACACAGCAGATAATGAGAAGGTGGGTATAATCACCAAATGCAAAGTTGTCAAATCAAAAATATGCAATCCGTTTGGGGAATGTGAATTACCTATGTTTTTTAGTAGAGGTTATGTGTCGCATGACGATATAAAGCCTATTCGGTTGGAAATAATGCAACAAAATAAAGAAATTTACAAAAAGTAGTGTACATTTTTGTAGGACATGTTATGGGAGGTTCTTATGTCATTAAAGTCAGCCATCATGGATGAACTAAATAAAGGGAAAGGTAGCCAGAACACTGCTGATAAAAAGGAAAATAAAAATAGGTATAAACCAATATCAAATAATACAAAAGCTCACCAGCAGAGCCTTAGCGGCCTCTTAATCAAAAGTAAGCTTGATAGGCTATTTTATTTAAGGGACGAAAAGGACGAGGAGAGGGCAGGACTACATGCTAGCTCTATTATTACTTCGGACAATGAATTTTGTTATAGAGCCCAAGTCTTATCATTATTATATAAACAGAATCAGGGTGAACAGCTGCCTATTAATTTATTAAGGATATTTGCTGCGGGAAACTCAATCCACGAGAAGTGGCAAAGTATGTTTATTAAGGCTGGCATAGCTGTAGATATTGAAGCGAGGCACTTTTCAGACGAATATGAGCTCTATTTTACACCAGATGCTGTAATCAATCTAGACGGTACCAAATATGTTGTAGAAATAAAATCAATGAATACGTTTGCATATCAAAAGGCTAAATCACACCCTTCTGGTCAAAAACAGCTGCAACTATATATGCATCTGCTGGGAATACCACAGGGATTCGTCTTGGCCGAGGACAAAAACAATCAAGACTGGCAGCCTTTTATGTGCGAATATGACCCAGAACAAGTACTGCCATTTTTAGGTAGATTGAATCAAGTGCAGGAAATGAAAAAGGCTTTTGTTAAGTCAAAAGAAATTCCTCCAAGAAAATGTAAAAACAGTGAAACATCAAGGGCGAAGAGCTGCAACATGCGGGACGCATGCTTTAATATAGGAAAGGGAAGGGTAAGCATATAATATATATTAATATAGATATATAAGCTATATATATATATATATATATATATAAGATATAAGCATAAGCATATCTTATATCTTATATCTTATAAGCTTATTAATAGGAGGTTATATATGTTAAATGTATACTACTGTTATAAATAAACACTATTCTAACAGATATGATGTATATATAGGAAGGGGGAGTAAATGGGGGAATCCTTTTATTATTGGTAAACATGGAAACAGGGAAGAGGTAATAGAACTTTACAGACAATATGTTCTGGGTAATCCAGAGCTAAGAAATAGCATACCAGAGTTAAAAGGGAAGGTGTTAGGTTGTTTTTGCAAACCAGCACCATGCCACGGTGATATATTAGCAAAACTAGCAAACGGAGAATTACCTATGTATAAAAAGCTTTCCATTGGTATAGACCAGAGTTACCAGAGGACAGGAATAAGCATAGCTGCTGATAATAAATTATTAGTTGTAAGAAGCATCAACTTTCCCGGCTGTAAAAATAAAATAGAAAAACGCCTATACATAACAGAGAAGCTATCTAAAATACTTAAAACTAACCGGGGCAAAGCAGAAGAGATGCTTATTCTCGTAGAACGAATAAGAACATTCAGTCAGGGGCCTAAACAAGAGCAGGGCTTTGGTTTAAGACCTGACTACCTGAAAGCAACAGGAGCATTGATAGGAACGATAGTTGACACAGCGTATCAATACAATATTCCTGTTTATTCTGTAGATACGAGAAGTTGGAAATCTAAGATATTAGGAAATAGCAAAACAGATGCTGTAAAATATAAGAGCTTTGAAAAGCCTGAGAAGGCAGCTGCTATATTGTTTGTACAAAACAAAGGTTTTGACGTTGCGATGAGAAATAAAGATGGCAGCTTAAAAATACATAAGAAGGGAAAGAATGAAGGAAAGGTTTATTATGATGATGATGCAGCAGACAGTGCTTGCATAGCACTTTATGCTTTCGTCAACAAACAAAACTTAAAGCTGGAGGAGTGAAAATGGCTAAATTATTAAAAGGCAACAAAAAGAATTACTACTTCGGCAACATAGCATGCATTGTGGCTGAACAAGCTACTTGTTTAAGCGCAGCAAAAGGAGCCGTGATAGTAAGAGACGGAAAATTTATTATCTCGACTGGTTACAACGGGGCACCGATGGGGGTAGGGAGTTGTTTAGACAAAAGCCAGTGCCACAAAAGAGCTTTAGGATATGGACATGGCGAAGGCCATCATGTTTGTATAGCGTCCCATGCAGAAGCCAATGCCATAATCATAGCTGCTAGATTAGGAGTCAGCGTGGAAGGTGCCACGATGTACTGCACTCATAAGCCATGTTTTAGTTGTGCGAAAATGATAATTAATTCTGGTATAAAAACTGTAATTTTTACAGAGGATTATCCAGACCAGTACACAGAGGATATTTTGGAACAGGCTGGCGTAGAATTATTTCAGTTATTTTATTAAAAATGGTTTAAAAAATGGTTTACTTTTCCTGCAGATGGGGTATAATAGAATCAACAACAGCTCTTGGATAAGAAAATAACAAAGCAAGCCACAGGTGTTAAGTGGTACTGATGGGACTACTTGGTCGAAAAGGTTGGTGACCGTAAGGGCAGGAAAACAAAGTCAGGCAGTCTTAAAGAATAAGGAGGACGATATTAATGGAAATCATAATGAAACAGTTTGATAGTTTAGGAAGCTTAAGAGACTTCTTAGACAGCCACAAGGAAAACAAAGTATTTGCCAGCAAAAGCATATCGGTAGAAAAGCTGGAAAAAGCTCTGCCCCTAGAAAAGGTCATGGTAATAGCAGTTGTGAAAGGAATGGACAAAGACACAATCAGGACAATCAGACCGGTTAACATCAGTAATAAATATTGGAAGGCTCTCAAGGCAATAGCCTAGAGTCTTCCCTCTAAATACCTCCCCCTTTTACTTATACTAAGGGCGGACTGACCACCCGTCCTTAGTGCTTTATTAAGGAGGCTAATGCAAATGGACTTCAAGCGCAACCCATACTTTACTGTGTTAGAAAAAATTGAACTACTACAGAGGTGGATTATTGTTCATAGTATTGTTTACTACAACCTAGGACGAAGCACTGTGACAGATTCACAGTTTGACAATAACTGCTATCAACTGGTAAAACTAATGGGCAAATACCCGAAGGAGGCAAAGCTATCACATTATAGCTGTTATTTTAAAGGATTCGATGGTAGCACGGGGTTTGATTTGCCCGGGAAACTTAGCCCGGAGGACGAAATTAAGCTTTCACATGACGCGGAAAGATTATGTGAAGGAAGGGCAAGGAAATGGCAAAAAGAAAAAAGGGAAAACAAGCTAAGCAACGACGAATAAGAAGATTCTTCAAGCAAGCCCCCTGGGTATCATAATATCATAATTATAAAAGGAGAAGTGGATAAATGAAGCAATTTAAAAGAGATGAATTATTGAATTCTGATAAATTACACTTAGATAAATATTATACACCAATAATTTTAGCTAAATATTGTATTGATAAAACTTATAAAATAATAGGTAAAGAAAACATAACTGAAGTTATAGAACCGTCAGCAGGGAATGGAAGTTTTAGCAACCAGATAGAAGATTGTATAGCATATGATATTGAACCAGATGAGCAGAATATAATTAAACAAGATTTTCTTGAATTAAACTTAGATTATAAGAAAGGACGATTATTTATAGGGAATCCCCCTTTCGGAGCAAGAAATGCGTTATCAGTTCAATTCTTTAAAAAGGCAATTCAAATAGGAGATTACATAGCATTTATACTTCCTATAAGCCAATATAAAAATACTCAGCAAATGTACGAATTCGATTTAATACATAGTGAAGACTTGGGAGAAAAATTGTACAGTGATAGAAAAGTTCATTGTTGTTTTAATATTTATCGAAGACCAGCAAATGGCAATTTAAATGTGAAGAAAAAATATGATTTTTTAGATTTTGATTTATACGAAAAACGAAAAGGTAAAAAACAAAGTAAACTATTTCCAGATAATAATTATGATTTTCGTATATGTACTTGGGGAGCGTCGGCAGGACGAATATTAAAAGATAATGAATCCTATGCAAAAGAAGTTGCTTTTTATATACATAATCCCAAAATGAAACCTATTATTAGAGATGCGATAGAACGAATGGATGTAAATAAAGAATTCATGTTCACAAGTACACCTAATATTTTATTGTGGCAATTATATGAGTATCTAATGAGAGAAATACCAGAATTAAAACTAAGTCCAAAATGTCAGGAGGGGAAATAATAATGGAAAGAGACGACTTTTTATCAGCAAACAATGAAAAGCCTGCAAACGTCAGGAACCATAAAAGATTATGCATGTTCTTGAATGATTTGTATGAGCAAAAGAATGCAGCTTATGGTAATTCATTCTCGAAGACCTATGAAGAGTATGGGCCAACAATGCTATGTATCAGGCTAGACGACAAGCTTAGCCGAGCAAAACAGCTCCTGCTTAAGGGTGCAGAGGAGAACGACGAGACGGCAGTCGACACTCTGCTGGACTTAGCTAATTATGCTATTATGGGAGTCATGGAACTGCGGGAAAAGAAAAGGAAAGAGGATAAATTCTCGGTGGATAAAATTGGCTGTTAAAAGACCAATAAAATGGTATTTCAAGCGTGAAAAGGAAATAATGGAGAGGTTGGGCCTTACGCCGACTAAAGCGTCTGGTTCAGGCTGGAAGGAAAAGGAAGACGGCTATAATGACCATGTGTTAGCCCAACTTAAGTCAACAGACGCAAGCAGCTACAGAATAACGCTTGATGATATCAAGAAGTTGGAATACCATGCTATGGTAGAGCATAAGGCGCCGGTATTCCTAATAGACTTCATTAAGCCAGATAGGCTTTATTTGGTCGTAGAGGTTAATAACATACAAGAGGTATATAACCATTTGTTTGGTAATAATCTTTCAATGGCGAACAAGCCACAACCTACTATTATAAATGAATTGCTTCAAAAGGACCAAGATGAAACGGCAAGCCAGTTAAATAGACGTAAAATCACTTCGGGTAACAAAGAAAAATTTTGGGAAGACAGACAGCAAGAATATGAAAATAGGAGGGCAAAGAATGAGTGAGACGCAGACAGTTGTAGTAACAGCAGTTGGCCAATATGACGGGCATAGCACTAAGAAAAATAGAATCCTCGAGTTAAAGCTTAAATTTGCTTATGATGAAAGGATTAGCATGGCCAAAATAATAATGCTCGTAGGGCAACATATTGATGTCGTTGTAAAAGCTGCTGGTAAAAAAGCACTCAAGCTGGGTACATTCAACTTTCAGGGGTTAAACATCGACAGGGACGGGCAGGGTCATCTTAAACTTACATCAGACATTGACTACATAGAACATGATAATCTGGTAGCAATCATAGGTGAGGAAGAGCTGCTTAAAATAAAGCTCGTTGCTGAGGTAGAGCTTGAGGATAGTGATAATGACGACTAAAAAGGAACTTCTTAAGTCCATTGTTCGAATTGTTAAACAAACTGAGGGCGAAATAGCAGCTCTTAAGGAAGGACATAGCTTTGAAAAGCCTATTCAGAATGACCTTGTTAAAACAAAAAAGGCAATGGCCTACGAAATAATTTTATCAGAAATAAGAAAATATCAAAACAAGAAAAAGGAGAATGCGAAATGTACGTAAGAAATTTAAAGGAAATCGCTCGGGTTGAAGTAACCGACAAAAGGACCATCGTTATCAGCCACAACAAGAAGGAAGACAAAGTACTCATTGGCCAGCAAATACATACCAAAGATGAGGAAGGCAAGCCAATTAATTTTTTTCTCAAAGGGGCACTTAATATTCCAGCTGAAATGCTACCAAAGGTAAGCGAAGCCATCAATGAAGCAATCGACGAACTAGATATTTAGTAATAATTAAAAAATATTTACAATAATGGTTTACATTTCAGCCATATATGATATAATATTATCAGGCCAAAGAAAAAGGCCAAAAAATAAATCACTCAGAGGAGGAAGATAGAACGGGAGATAAATAAAACGAAAGGGGCTTCGGCCCCGCCCCCTTTAAGGAGGTGAACAAGTGGACAAAGAATATCTCAAATGTAAATTGCTAGCAAAGGAGGTTTTAGATAGGCTAACAGAAGATTTTAACGATGAGGATTTTGAATCAGCTTTAGAAAGCTTAAGGATACTAGAGCTTTACATCTTTACTTTAAACAAATTAAAATTTTAGATTTTTCAATTTGTCTAAAATACCACTCCAGAAGAGGCACATAGTTGTTAGAAAACAAACATTAAAAATAAATTTTAAAAATGAAAGTGAGGAAATTAAAAATGGCTAAGAATTGGAGACCCGGAGACGCATTGGATGTTATTAGGGCAGGAGAAGACAAAGAAGCAATAGCTGATATCTGTAGACGCTTCCCGATGTTTGCGGTCAACGCATCGTCTGAAGCAGGTTTGGTTGAAATAATCAAATCTATCCCGTCACATATCTCGGTCCGCCAAATCAACAAAGGAATGATTGAAGGCGTAGAACCTTACGAGTATGAGGACGAAGCTCCACCTGAGGAAAAAGAGGAAAAAGCCTCCAAAGGCAAAAGCAAAAAGGACAAGGAAGACAAAAAGGAAAAGCCTGCCGGCAAAAAGGGTAAAAAGGCCAGCAAAAAGGAAAAAGAAGACGTAGAGGAAGATGCATGGGACGACGATGATGAAGAGACCACTGAAGATGGACCTGACTTTTCCAAGATGTCACAGTCTGAACTCAAGGAAGCTGCAAAAGAGCTGGGTTGTAAAATCAAAAAGGGCATGACCAAGGCTGACGTAGTTGCAATGCTGGAAAAAGCAGTTGGCAAGCCTGAAGACGACGATGACGACGATGATGACTGGGACATCTAGGAAGTAACGACTCTGCACAAAGAGCCAAAAGGGGCTAGGGAAGCCTAGCCCCTTTTTATAAATTAAGAGGAGGAAGGCATGAAACTAGAAGACATCTTGCATTTGAAAATTGATAACGACAAAAGTCTTACCAAGTTGCAGAAAGCAGTCTTGAAGACAAAATGGTTCAGACGATTCGATTTGGACGAGCTCACCCTAGAGGTGTTAGAGGAGGGGTATAGAAAAGTAATTAAAAAGTACCCTGTCAGAATTGCTTATATTAATTCAGCCTCGGAAAAAGCTTGGTCGTTTATGATTAAAGAAGTTGTTGAACATCAGCATATTTATACGATTATAGCCCGGACACTGTATGAGGGCATGTGCAAATCTATTTTAGTTTTATATGGCTACATAGAGCTAGGTAAGATGTTTGACTCTGAAAGGAAAGTTGATATATGGAAATAATAAAAGCCTTCACTGATGGTGCTTGCAGTGGCAATCCTGGCCCCGGTGGGTGGGGCGCTATCATTTTAATTCCGTCACAAAGAAAAAAATATCACATTTCTGGTTATGAGGCTGATACAACAAACAACCGCATGGAGCTTAAAGCAGTGATAGAAGCGATAAGGTTAGCAACAGAGCAAAATGCCGATAATATCCATATATTTTCAGATAGCGCTTACGTTGTTAATGCCGTAAAGCAGAATTGGTTGTTAGCATGGGCAAAAAATGGCTGGGAAACAAAAGCAGGTACTGATGTAAAAAACAAAGATTTGTGGCTTGAATTATTTAGCCTTGTTTATGGCAAAATAAGTTGTAGCTTTTACAAAGTAAAAGGCCATAGCGGAAATAAATACAACGAAGAGGCTGATAGGTTAGCAAAAATGGAAATTGAAGCAAACGCTTAGGGAGGGAATAGCTTGAAAGCAAAGATATTATCAGTTTTACTTGTATTAGGAATTATACTTTTTGCATTACATACAGTTGATAAAAACATACAAGAGCAAATTGCGTCATGTAACAAGCCAATCGAGGTTATGCAGGAAGTTGAAAGCTTACCCGAGGTTGTAGAATCATCTGAGAGCGAAGTTATTATTGCAGACATATATTATTATTGCTCATGTGAAAAATGTACAGGTAAATCATTTGGCAACCCCTCGAGAGGAATAACGGCTAATGGCAGGTTAGCAAGGGAAAACCACACAATAGCGATGGACAACCGCTTCCCGTTTGGTACATTGGTTGAAATTGATGGTAACATCTACGAGGTTGAGGATAGGGGACAGTCAATTCAAGGAAATAAGATTGATATCTATATACCAAATCATCAAGAGGCTCTCAGAATGGGACACAGAACCTCAGAGGTTAAAATAATTAGATGGGGTCAGGGGGAGGAATAAATGCAAATAAGCGAAAAGTATTTCGAAAGGACATTCAAAGCTGCTAAGTCAAAGGACGCTTATATGAAGGTTTGCAAGTGGTTGGCAATTAATATTATTTCAAACAAACATCTTTACGACTCAACGTGGAAAATAACTAAAGTCAAGGAAACACCGAATTGGACCAAGTTTAAGTTAGAGCTATTCTGTACATTAGACGATGCTAAAATAGCTGATAGATTCTGTAGCGTTTGCAAGGAAATGCATGCTTCGTTCTTTATCAACGAAGAATATAATTGCAGTAGATGTAATATGATAACCTTTAGAAAAAGACTAAAGGAATCACTAGATGTAAAGACTACATACAGACAGCAAAGGATGCAAGACGACTAAATTTAATGCAAATAGGTAGGGAAAGTAAAAGTTCTCTACCTATTTTGTGTATAAAGGCAGGTGGAAAAGGTGAAAAAGGACAGGAGAACTACAAGACAATATGTTCGTGAAGGTGATAACGCTTTATATCTTGAAGAAGACGAAGAGGAATTGCTAGGTTTATCAAGGAAAGAAGTTATAGCACCACTTACTGAAAAGGAACGCAAATTTTGTGAGTATTATGTTCACAATTTTAACATTAAAACAGCAGCTATAAAGGCAGGATATGCAACCTCATCTGCCAATGTGATGGGCTGGGCTATACGTAAAAAGTACGCCGTAAACAGATATATTTGTTGGCTGAAACTAAGGCTCAGTAAGGAGCTGCATATATCAGCGATGGATGTTGTTGATATGTATGCTAGGATAGCATTTGCTGACATGGCTGATTTTGTAGATATTACTCCAACTGGCAGAGTGAAAGTTAAGCCAGCTGAATACTTAGATGGTCAAATAATTCATAGGTTAAAAGAAGGCGTACAGGGCATAGAAGTAGAGTTAGAGGACCGCATGAAAGCACTCCAGAAAATAGAGGATTATTTTGACATTATGCCGGCCGACTGGAGACAAAAAATAGAAGAACGTAAGGTTGCAATCATGGAAGAACGTCTTGCAATGGATAAAGAAGACAGAGCTACATCTAAGTTTGAAGACGATGGATTTATTGAAGCTTTAACAGGCGTAGCCGAAGAGATATGGGATGACGAAGAGGAGGTCTAATAAAAAATGAAAATAATTAACGCGTCCGTAGAAGTTTTAAGCCCTAAATGTTTACTGCAGGGAATTGAAATGATGGAACTTACTGAGATGGCTGGGAGAGTATGCTACAAATCTGATAAAAAAGGGGAGGACGAAAAAGAAACCGCCCGTTTTATCAATAAAATAATAAATAACGGCCACCATTCAGTACTAGAGCATGTCACAGCTACAGTCAAGTTTGTTTGTGACAGGGGAGTGAGCCACGAAATAGTACGCCACAGACTAGCGGCATACAGTCAGGAATCAACTAGGTATTGCAACTACTCACAAGAGCGGTTTGGGAACGAAATAACCGTTATAAAGCCGTTATTCTTTGACGAAGGCTCAGACGAATACGCAGTATGGGAAAACAGTTGCAAATTCTCCGAGGTATCATATTTTGCGTTATTGGAATTAGGTTGTAATGCCCAACAAGCCAGAAGCGTATTACCCAACAGCTTAAAAACAGAGATAGTAGTAACTTACAACATTAGAGAGTGGAGACATTTTTTTAATTTGCGCTATTTAGGTACCACAGGAGCACCACACCCACAGATGAGGGAAGTAGCCGGTATGGCTCTTGAAAAACTTAAAAATGTAATCCCTATAGTATTTGATGACTTTGTATAAGGAGGATGAAATAAGGAGGATGAAAATGGATAAATTAATATTCTTAGAGGGGGTCCATGCAACCGCAGAATACATCAGAGCAATGTATGAAGCATATATCAACCAAGGTTTTACCGAGGAGCAGACGATGCATCTGATATCAATCCACGTACAAATGATTTTATCTCCACCGGCGGTGGGAGTCTATGGCCGCTAAAGAAAAGCCAGTACAAGAAATGTGCAAAGGTTGCGCAAGAAATAAAGGCATGCTTTGTGAAATAATAAAAGAACCCGGCTGGCTTTTTATATCAAGAGGAGAGTGCTTTGCTTGGGTAGATAAAGACAGAGCAGAGCAGATTGAGCGGCAAATAAAATATGGTCTAAAAGGAGGAGAATAAAGTGGGGATTCGCTATCCGCATTCCAAGGTAATAACAGGAGACACAGTAAGGATAGCTATTTCAGGTTTTCAGGTACCACAATGGGCTGTTGGTATGGAAGGAACAGTTGAAAGAATAGGAAGAGAAGGCGGGGTTATAGTCAACTTAGGCTACAGAGCTAAAAGAAAGTTCATAACAGCTAAACAAGAACAATTGATATTGATAAAAGGCAAGAACTTCGTCCCCGGCGGTAAGAATTATGATAAAGATGGAAAACTAAGGGAAAAGCAGGACCCTACAAAAGACAAAAGAAGGAAAAGGTAGTTGATACTATATTGAGAAAGCAAATAAAAAGGCCAGCATTCAGGTTTGTTCCTTTCAGCAGAAAACAGAAGAAAGTTCTTACTTGGTGGATTGAAAACGTCAGTCCTTATGCAGACTATGACTGCATCATTGCAGACGGTGCAATTAGGTCCGGAAAGACTCTTACCATGAGCTTATCTTTCGTTGTCTGGGCCATGGAGAGCTTTAGTTTTAGTAACTTTGGCATGGCTGGGAAGACAATTGGTAGTTTCAAAAGGAACGTTTGGATACTTCTAAAGCTAATGCTAGCAGCAAGAGGGTACAAAGTAAGGAAAGTACCTGATACTGATAGCAACAATGCTTATGCCATTTCGAAGGGAGAGACAGAGAACTATTTCTACATCTTTGGTGGCAAGGACGAAAGAAGTCAGGACTTAGTGCAAGGCTTTACAGCAGCAGGCTTCTTTTTTGATGAAGTAGCACTAATGCCAGAGAGCTTTGTAAATCAAGCAGTAGGTAGATGTTCAGAAGAAGGAGCTAAATTATGGTTTAACTGCAACCCGGAAGGCCCTTTCCATTGGTTTAAATTAGAATGGATAGACAAGTTAGAGGAAAAGAATGCTTTCAGGATTCAGTTTAACATAGATGACAATCCAAGCTTAAGTGAAAAGAGAAAAGCATTCTACAAAAGGATGTTCTCAGGAGTATTCTACCAAAGGTTTATTCTGGGTTTATGGGTACTAGCTGAGGGTATTATTTATGATATGTTCCGGAAGGAGGAGCATGTAGTTCCAACAGAGCCAAGGCAATATTCAGTAATACATATCTCAGTTGACTATGGCATTTACAATCCTACTGTTTTTGCTAAGTGGGGCTTATGCGGAAAGACGTGGTATAAAATAGATGAATATCATCATAGCGGCAAAGAAGGGTTCCAAAAGACAGACGAAGAATATTACAAGGACTTAGAGAAGTTTGTAGGAGCAGACAATATAAAGACGATTATTGTAGACCCTAGCGCAGCAAGCTTTATTGCATTGATTAAAAAGCGAGGGCGGTTTAAGGTACAAAAAGCTAAGAATGATGTTTTGCAGGGGATAAGCAATACAGGTTCAGCAATGCAGTCGAAAAGGATTCTTTACAATGATTGTTGTAAGCATACATTCGAAGAGTTATCAGCTTATTGCTGGGACCCCAAGGCTAGCGAAAAAGGCGAGGATAAGCCGCTTAAAGAACACGACCACCACATGGATGCAGATAGATACTTTGTAAATACAATAATTTACGGAAGGCAGCCTTTGCAAGCTGTATCAAGTTTAACAGGAAGGAGAGTGGGCTAATTGTTTGATGTGTTAAAAGACTTAGCATTGGTAGATAATCAAGTAACAAGTCAAATAATAGAGGACTTAATTGATGAGCACGCTCCTATAAGAGCAAAGACTTTGGCACTTTACGAACGGTATAAAACAGATAGTGTGCCGGTATTTGATAGGAAGTTCGATGATGAAGGCAAAATAAACAGGAAGTTGAACAACAGCTTTGACAGCGAAATAATAGATACAAAGGTTGGTTATTTTATCGGCTACCCTATCAGCTACCAAGTTGATGATGAGCAAGATAACGCAGAAGCAATGGACAAAGTGGTTCAAAACTTCAATTATCGGTCGAACATAGCAGACCTTGACAGTGAAACAGTTAAAATGGCTACTATTTGTGGCTATGCAGGTAGGTTGCTCTATATTGATGTAGAAGGCGAAGAGAGAGCAATGCTGCTTTATCCGTGGGAAACAATAGCCATTTATGACCGCTCAATCCACGAGTTGCAATATGCAATGAGGTACTATACAATCACGGTTAAAGAGGGAGAAGACAAAAAGGAGTTAACAAGGGTCGAGTGGTATGACAAAGAAAAGGTAACATTCTATATTGAGAGCCGGGATGGGGAAGGTTTTGTGTTGGACGATACGGAACCAGTTAACCCTCAGTTGCATTTGTTTGATGAAGTACCTATAGTTCTATTCGTAAACAATGATGAACAACAGGGGGACGCTGAGAAGGTTCTGGAATTAATTGACGCTTATGACCGTACTTTGTCTGACATAAACAGCGAAATAGAAGAGTTCAGGCTGGCATATATGCTATTCTATGGTTATGCTCCTGATGAAGAAGTCATGAAAAAAGCTAGGAAGACAGGTGCTTTCGGGTTAGATACTAAAGATGAAGGAGTAGGAGCTGAGTTCCTAACTAAGCAGCTTAACGACCAAGTTGTAGAGAATCATTTGAACAGGTTAGAGGCAAACGTGCTACGGTTTGCTAACAGCATAAATATGACTGATGAGTCGTTTGCCGGCAATGCTTCAGGGGTAGCAATAAAATACAAACTTACACCGCTGGAAAATAAATGTATCACAATGGAAAGGAAAATGACGGCAGCGCTAAGGCAACAATTTAAAATACTTTGTACTGCGTGGGCCAAAAAGGGAATCAACTTAGACTATCTCAATGTATTCTTTGGTTTTAAACGCAACCTGCCGGTAAACATTAATGACGAGGCAGACAGCACAGGCAAGCTTAAAGGAATGGTTAGCGAAAGGACAAGGCTCAGTCTGCTTTCCTTTGTTGATGATGTTGAATGGGAAATAGAGGAAATGGAAAAGGATTCGGAAGGTATGCTTAATTTAGACAATATTGAATTTGAAGAAGAGGAAGAGACAGAGGAAGAGAAATAAGCCATGGCCAAGGAATTAACGAAGGACGAAAGAATAATAGTTAGAGGGTACAAAGAGGGCCTTAAGAATATCCGCAATGACATTAATTTGTTGTATGAAAAGTATGCTAAGGATGGTAAGTTATCAATGGCTGACTTAAGCAAATACAACAGGCTAACTAACTTAGAAAAGAACATAGCTGACAATCTTAAAACAGCCTACGATGTTCAAGTAAAAACAACTAAGAAGGCAGTCAAAGGAGCATTTGAAAGTTCATTCTACTATTCCACTTTTGAGCTAGAGCAGGAGGCTAAAATACCGCTTATGTTTGGCTTGCTGAAGAAGGAAGCAGTTAATGCTGTTGTAGAAGGCCCTCACAGATGGCCACAAATAGCAAAAGAGCATACCAAGCTGACGAATGCCAAGATACGAGACCAAATAATGCAAGGAGTAGTGCAAGGGAAGGACGTTGGGCAAGTAACTAAGGCAGTAGCTAAGGAAATGAATATAGCAGCATCTAAAGCTTGTAGGATAGTAAGAACGGAAACACATAGGGCACAAAACCAAGGCAGCCTAGATAGCTTTATGGAAGCCTCTAAGAAGGGCGTAATAATTCAAAAGGTTTGGGTAGCAACATTAGACGAAAGAACAAGGGCTAGCCATAGAGTAATGGATGGTCAAATAGTAGAGGTAAATGAAGAGTTTATTATGCCAGGTGATATTAAAGCATTGGCCCCTGGCTTAAGCGGTAGTGCATCAGGTGACATCAATTGTAGGTGTATAATAAGGGCCGAGGTTGTGGGTTACAGTCCTCAAGCCAGAAGGTCTAGAGAGGATGGAATAATACCTCAACAAACATATCAACAATGGGCCAAAGCTAAGGGCATCAAGTTTGATGATAGGATGGCTGATGAAGTGGCTAAGCTGTTGAAAGCTAGGGAAGCAGGGAAAGTTGTTAAGCCTAATTTAATTGATAAACCCAACACTAAGACTGCTGAGGAGATTGAAATAGAAACACAAGTAAATGATGCATTTAATCGTTACAAAAAGTTAGCACGAAAGTCATTAAATAAAAATGCAAATATAAAAGGTATGGAAGAAATTGAGGAGATTGTACGGGCCCAAAGTCTTGAATTGCAGGGATTATTTGCTAAGCGTGCAAGAAAATTTAAAGGCTTTATTGATGATATAGACAAGGGTGAATATTATCAAGGTCGTAAGATTAATGTTAATTTTGCGGAAACAATTAAGGATACAAGAGGTAAGCATTCAGCCTTTTTCCATGAGTATGGGCATTTTGTTGATGATGTATTGACAGGTAGTAGGAATGCTTTTTCTAAAAAGAAAGGGTTCTTTAATTTGATTGAGAGGGACTATGCTGAAATGCTAGAATCTGATGGAAGGTTAAAAAGAATGATAAAGTTAAAATTAGAGGCAAATGATTATAGCTCAGGAGTTCAGGATGCAATATCAGGGTTAAGTTTAAATAAAAATAGAATTAGATGGGGGCATAGTACTGAATATTGGGAGAGAGGGGAAACTTGGGCTGAAATATGTTCAGAAACTTTTGCAAATATGTTTTCTGCCCTTTTTGACGACAATATAGCTGCTGTTTTTGAGGAGTATATGCCAATGTCTTTTGCTTATTTTAAAAGGATGTTAAAAGATAAAAGGATAAAATGAAAATGAAAAGGTAATTTTGTGGTATACTTTTGCCAAATGTGTGATATAATGAAAATAGGACAATAAGAAAGAAGGTGAATAATATGCCAACAGTTCGAGGGATGTTACTAAAAAAGTTAGATCAGTATTATGAAAGATTTAATGATGCATTCCCCTCAATGGAACTACCTTATATGTCAGATCAGGAAACAATTAATAAAATTAATGAGTGTTTGAATAAAAATGTGAAAGCTGATTTGTTATTTGGTATAAAAAAAGATAAAAATATTAAATATTAAGGGTTTACAAAAGTATTAAAATGTGATATAATTAATTAAATGGAAATGTTTATTCAAATGTTAAGTTTGAGCAGGCATTTCCTTATTTTATGTAAAGGAGAGGGCACAATGACGACATTGGAGGAATTGAAACAGTTTCTAGAGGATAACAAAGACGACAAGGAAGTTCAAGAGTACTTAGAAGGATTGTACATAGTACCTAAGAAGGTAAAAACATTCTTGGAAACTGATGCAGGTAAGAAATTGATACAGCCTATGTTAGATTCTTACTTTTCTAAAGGGCTAGAATCATGGAAAGAGAAAACAATGCCCGGTCTTATCGAAGAAGAAATTAAAAAGAAATTTCCTGACGAAACAGAAGAGCAAAAACGACTTCGGAAACTTGAAGAGGAACTGGCTAAGGAAAGACAGGCCCGCACTAAGTCCGAGTTGATTAATAAAGCAACTACGTTGGCCACACAAAAGGGTTTGCCAGTTGAAGTGGTACATTATTTTGTGGGGCAGGATGAAGAAGAGACTGTTAACAATTTGACGGCATTAGAAAACATCTGGCAGTCAAATATTGAAAAGGTAGTATCAGAAAAGTTTAAGGAAAATGGAAGGACAGTCGACCCTAGTAAAAAGGATGACCCTAAAAACAATCCATGGAGCAAAAAGCATTTTAACCTTACTGAGCAGGGAAGAATCCTTCGGGAGAACCCGGAGCTGGCTAAAAAGCTCAAAGCTCAGGCAAATTAGCTTAACATCTATTATTTTAGTAAAGGAGTGATACGTATGGCATGGGCCAATATTACCGCTTATACCGCAGCGGACTTAGCAAAAGGAAAGGCAGAAATTATCGAAGCAACAAGCTTAATCGAGGCAAAGATAGCCGCCAATAAACATCGAAATGGTAAATTCACCGACGAAGAGATGTATGCGATGCAGTTTGTAAATAGTGTTTTAGTGCCTAGAGCTGCTGAGTTTAGCGTAAGAATCGTTGGTGCTGCTATTGCAGGGGCAACTTATACAATAAGTGGCGATGATACTTTGGTGGCAAGTGACGACCCTGGAACACAGGCAAATATTGTTGACGCGATTAAAGCAGTCATCGACGCTTTAGAACTTGATGATTGTAGTTACACATTAGTTAAAACAGCTTACACTGCTGCAACTTCTGCAGCTAATGGAAGTTATAAATTTAAGGCCACGGTATCGAAGTTAGGCAAGGCATTTACTACTGCTGAAGTAACAGCAACCATCACTAAACTAACTGCTTAGTAGAACTAAGAACATTATTTTAAAAGGAGTGATTTGAATGCCGGCAACGCGTATAGCTGATGTAATAGTACCGGAAGTATTTAATAATTATGTTATAGAGAGGACTGCTGAACTTTCAGCTCTTATTCAAAGCGGCATTGTAGTAAATGATGCTGCTTTCGACGCTTTGGCTTCCAGCGGTGGTCGCCTAATTAACATGCCTTTTTGGCAGGACCTTACCGGGGCCGATGAAGTATTAAGCGACCAGAATCCCTTGCAGGTAAACAATATTGATGCGGGGCAGGACATTGCGGTATTGCTTATGAGAGGTAAAGCTTGGGGTGTAAACGACCTTGTAAGAGCTTTATCTGGAGATGACCCCATGCGGGCAATTGGCGACTTGGTAGCTGCTTATTGGGCCAGAAGGGAACAGGCTATTCTGTTAGCAATTCTCGATGGTATATTTGCAGTAGCCAATATGGCGGGGAATGTTTTGGATATTTCTGGCGTCGTAGCTCCTGCAGTATCTGATATTACTGGGGCTACTTTTGTAGATGCCTTGCAATTGCTAGGGGACAGTAAAGACAAGCTAACCGGAGTAATGATGCATTCAGCGACTGAAGCTTCTTTAATGAAGCAAGGGCTAATTACGCTGGAGTTAGAATCTTTCAACGGCAAAGATATTCGCGTAAAACGCTTCCAAGGAAAGCAGGTTATTGTAGACGATGGCTGCCCGGTAGCAAATGGCACTGATTATACTACTTACCTGTTTGGGCAAGGTGCTTTTGCTAAAGGTAATGGCGGGGCACCGGTTCCTACAGAGACTGACCGCGATAGCTTGCAGGGTGACGATATTTTGATTAACCGTCAGCACTTCATCCTGCACCCTCGGGGAGTAGCTTTTCAGGATGCTGCTGTTGTAGGTTCCAGTCCGACCAACTTAGAGTTGGCTAATGCTCTGAACTGGTCACGTGTATACGAGAATAAGAATATCCGCATAGCCAAGTTTGTTCACACTTTACAGTAGTAAACAGTCGGGAGGGGTAATTCCCTCCCTTATTTTAGTTTAAACGAGGTGAAATAATGGGTCTTGCAGGTTTTAATAGAATGCGTCGCTTAAAGGCAGAAGAAGCTAAGATAGCTAAAGAAGAAGTAAAGCAGGAACTAGAAGAAGAAATAATGAACGACGATGAATTGTTTGATATTGACGACGAAGATACTGAAATGCAGAAGGAAAAATTACCAGGTAAACGCAAGAATAAGAGGCGAGGCTAAATGTCTATGACAGATGAAGCATTAAGAGGATGGCTGCTATTATGGGTAAAAGATTATTGCAATACTGACTGGGAACAAGAACCACCTGGGGTATTGTTATTCCTAAACCAAGCAATTAGCTGGATTAAAACACAAAACGGCATTACAAGCGAAAGTTTAGGGGATTATTCCGTATCATTTGCTGAAGGTTTGCCTGAAGGGTTAAAGGAGCTACTTGAGCCTTATCGTGTGGAAAAAGAAGGCAAACAACGAAGGATGGTTTTCATATGATTAAGATATTGAATGATACGTTTTTCGTAGGTGACAGCTTCCCATCTGAGGTTAATTATGGCTCTGATAATGGTAAACCATTAGAAAAATATTTCGATTCAATTGGGATGATTCAGCAACCTCAAGAAGGACGAAATGATTTTAACGAACCTATAATCACATGGGCAGACTTTAAAGAAGTCATAGGCAGACTGCGACCGCTAAGCAGTGAAAAAAGAGTGGCAGCAAGCAAGGAAACAGAGTTTATTTCTCATCGATTTTATTGTTCGCATTTTAGCGAAGCAATCCCGACAGGATGCACGCTGTTGCTAGAAGGTAATAGGTACAATATCAAGTTTGTTCAAAACGTAATGACAATGGATAGGCTTCTTCAGTTGGATTTGGAGCTGATAGTATGAGTGTAAACTGGTTTGGAAATAAAGTTAATGGAACAGTAGAGGCAGCTATCGAACAGTTTTTAGAGACAGCTGCCTTAATTGTGCAAGGGGATGCAATAGACCGTTGTCCTGAAGATACAGGCCACTTGAGGCAAAGCATAACAAAGGAAGTAAAAGATAAAGAGGCTAGAATAGGTACAAATATTCATTACGGCCCTTATGTTGAGTATGGAACGGTTAAAATGAAAGCGCAACCTTACTTGAGGCCTGCTTTGGACGAAAACAAAGATAAATTGGGTGCATTGGCACAGCAAATATTGAATGTTCACTTAGGAGGCGGATAGTATGCTTGAAATGGATTTAGCTAAAAAGCTTAATGAAGTAAATAAGCAGAACTATCCGCTTAAAGCACCTCAAGGAGTCATTCCCCCTTATTTGACTTATGCTAAGATTAGCAGTAATAGGAAGTACACACATAGCGGTTATAGTGGGGCTTCGGAATCAAGGATGCAAATAAATTGTGTTGGAAAGACTTATTCAGAAGCTAAACTGTTAGCTCAGCAGTTAATAGTAGCGCTGGATGAGTGGCCCAATGCAAATAACATTCAGTCTGTTTTTAATGAAAATGAAGTCGATATGCTTGATGAAAGCACAGGTTTATATTATATTCCTGTAGATTTTATAATTAATTACAAGGAGGCAAAGTAATATGGCTTATGGCGCTTATGGTACAATTTTAACTCGAGGTGCGACAGAAACTCCAATAGCGGAATTAACTAAAATAGGAAGTCCAGTCCTCAAAGTTGATACAATTGACACAACTAACCATCAGTCTGAAAGTGGTTTTAAGGAGTTCATTGGTGGGTTGATAGAAGCTGGCTCAGTTCCTATAGAGGGGAATTTTATATCTGACGATGTTGGGCAGATGGGGTTGCTTGATGACCTTCTAGGCAAAACTATTCAGGATTTTTCCATTAAATTTCCTAACGGCGCAGCGTGGAATTTTAAAGCATTGGTCGAAGAATTTAGCACTGGTGAAGCTGATGTTAACGGGGCTTTGACTTTCAAAGCAAGCTTAAAAGTAAGTGGAAAGCCCACTCTTGGCGCAAGCCTTGCAGCTAATCTTACTGATTTGGTTGTAACAACCGGTACGTTTGTTCCTGCATTTGTCGGAGCTACTAAAGAATATGTTGTAAATATTGCATCAACTGAAACTTCAGTTACTGTTACACCTACTTGCATCACTGCTGATAGCATTCTGGTAGACGGAAACGTTGTAGCTTCTGGCGTGGCTTCAAGTGCAATTACGCTTGGCGCAGTTGGTTCTATTAAGAAAACCACAGTCGTAGTTAAACAAGCTAATAAGACCGATAATGTTTACACATTGTATCTAACAAGAGCAGCAGGCATTTAACGGTAGGAGGGTAACGAATGAAAACAATAGAGCTTGATAAGCAAAGGGAAATAAGGTTTGATTTTAATGCCATTGCTGACATCGAGGAAGAGGCGGGCATGGGCATAAGTATGCTGCTTGATGAAGAAAATATTGGGTTCAATACCTTTCGCATTCTTCTTTGGGCAGGATTAAGGCACGAAGACTCTGGGCTAACGAAGAAAAACGTAGGGATATTGATAGATAATTATTTCAAAACCGGAGGAACGTGGACGGAATTGGGAAATAAAATTTTTGAGGCAATAGAAGAAAGTGGTGTGTTGGGAAACTAGATGGGGGCATTTATCGCCCCCTTCGGGATTCTTGGGAAGACATTGAAGAAATAGCTTATGGAGCTTTGCAGTTGAAGCCTAACGAACTTGCGAAATTAACGTTTCACGAGTTTAATAAGATGATTGAAGGCTACAACTACCGACAGGAGCAGGAATGGTATAAAATACGTTGGACAACTTGGCATTTGGGAGCGCTAATACGAACAGAAGAATATCCTACTTTTGACAAGTTTGTGAAGCCCAGCAAGCAAAAAGCTGTAAACGCAAGCCCGATGTCGAATGATGAAATGTATAAGCAAGTGGAAAGGTTAAATCAAATATTTGGAGGAACTATTGTTGCAGGAGGTGAGTAAGGAATGCAATTAGCAGAAGCTTTTATACGAATAACAGCAAAAGATGCAGAATGGAAAAAAGGAATTGCTAATATTCAAGCAGAAGTAACAAAAGTTACTAAAAGTATGGGCGAAAAGTTTGAAGCAGTAGGTAAAAGAATGTCCGACGTTGGTAAAAACTTAAGCCTTAAAGTTACAGCTCCTCTTGTGGCAATGGGTGCAGGTGCAGTTAAATTAGGCATGGATTTTGAAGCTGCTATGTCGGAAGTCGGAGCTATTTCGGGTGCTACAGGAAATGATTTTAAAGCTTTAGAGGAAAAAGCTAAAGAGCTTGGGGCAAGCACAAAGTTTTCTTCAAGTGAGGCAGCAGAAGGTTTAAAATATATGGCTATGGCTGGCTGGGATACACAGAAAATGTTAGATGGTTTGCCAGGCATACTTAAACTTGCAGCAGCCTCTGGAGAGGAACTTGGCACCGTTTCCGATATTGTTACTGATGCCATGACTGCATTCGGAATGGAAGCAAGTCGAGCAGCGGAATTTGCAGACACTTTAGCCGCAGCTAGTAGTAAGTCGAATACTAACGTGGCAATGCTGGGAGAATCATTTAAATATGTAGCTCCAGTTGCAGGGGCGCTGGGTTATTCCTCAAAAGACACCGCTGTTGCTTTGGGCTTAATGGCTAATGCTGGAATTAAAGGAGGCCAGTCTGGTACTTCTTTACGAGCAACAATCTCTCGACTTATAAAGCCGATGGGTGATGGCGAAAAAGTAATGAAAGAGTTAGGTTTATCGGTTACAAATACCGACGGTAGCATGAAGTCTTTGCACGAAATGATGGTTGACTTAAGGAAAGCATTTGGTCAGCTTACGCCTGAGCAACAAGCTTCTTATGCTGCATCTTTAGCGGGGCAGGAAGCGATGTCGGGCTTGCTTGCTATTGTAAATACCAGCGAAGAGGATTTTAATAAACTAACGGATGCGATAAACAATAGCTCTGGAGCTGCAAGCGAAATGGAAAGACGAATGATGGATAACCTGAAAGGAAGGCTAGAGGAACTATCAAGCGCGCTAGAAGGAGTAGCTTTGCAGTTTTACGATGCAATGAAGCCAGCGTTAGAGGCAGTTACAGCATCACTTCAGAAGTTTGTTGATTGGATGGCTACAATCTCACCTGAAGCTAAAGTGATAATAGTTGTTATTGCGGGAATAGCCGCCGCTATAGGCCCTTTATTAATTGTTTTAGGAATGCTGGCAGGCTCAATTGGAGCGATATCAACGGCTTTACCTATTTTAGGAGGAGCTTTTGCAGCATTAACTGGGCCAATAGGCTTGATCGTAGCCGCTATTGCCGGCATAGGGATTGCGCTGGTTGCTTTGTACAAAAACAATGAGGAGTTTCGTCAATCAGTAGACCAAATTTGGGGTAAAATTAAAACAAGTATTAAAGCTGCTATTGACCAAATTACGGAATGGTGGAAAGAGTGGGGGCCTTCTATTATAGCAATAATTTCCCCTGTCTGGGAGACAATAAAAACGATATTTTCTACAACATTTAAGGTCATCGGAGAAATTGTTTCTTTATTTTTAAATGTTTTAACTGGGGACTGGAAAGGAGCTTTAAAAGACGTATCCGATATAGCAACTTTACTTTGGGATGGATTAAAAAGTATTTTTGCTGGAATTGCTAAAACATTATCTGGGGTTTGGGACTTGATTCTTAAGGTTGCTGCAACAAAATGGAATAATTTAAAAACCAGCACGCTTTCTATTGTAAATAGCTTGAAAGACGGGCTGCTCAATATAATACAAAATATTAAAAATGCTTTTGCAAATATGCGAATTGAAATACCTAAGCCTAAATTGCCTCATGTTAATGTAAATTGGCGGTCTGTAGGTATAGGCGATGCTAAAGTAAGTATTCCTGATTTTAATGTAAATTGGTATGCTAAAGGTACTAAATTTCATCCGGGAGGATGGGCAGTTGTTGGTGAAGAAGGGCCTGAATTACTGAAGCTTCCTACTGGCACCCAAGTTTTGCCTAATAATAAGTTGAATGAAGTTGGCGGACAAAGTGGAGAAACTGTTATAACGGGAAATAACTTTTATATAAGAGAGGATGTTGACGTTGAAAAGGTAGCTCGGGAGCTAGAACGCCTTCGCAGGGACAAGGCTAGAGGAAGGGGGTTGGCATTTGCGTGAGTGATTTAAGCTTTAATTTTGACGGAGAGACAAGCAGTAATTTTGGTATTATTGTTAAAGATGTCAGACGCCAACTCCTCCCCGGCAGCAATCATAAGTTGCTAAAAGTACCCGGTAGGGCAGAAAGTTATGTAATGCCAAGAGAGCTTAGGGACAGAGAGATAAGAATTGACTGCATCATTACAAGCAATTCATTAACAGGTTTGCAGCAAAAAGTTTTAGACACGGCTGAATGGTTACAAAAAAATGAATATAAAATATTGAGTTTTTCTGACCAACCGGATAGATATTATAGAGCTATATTGGTCGAGCCGGTAGACATGGAGCAAATTGTTTCAATTGGTCAATTTACCCTTCACTTTGTAGCAGAGCCCCTAGCGTATGCCGCCGAGGAGACAGTTGATTTTGTAAATGATATTGTAATAGTAAACAATCGAGGAACTTTTGAGAGCCGGCCTAGTTTTAGCGCTACCTTCATGGGGGCGGCTGCCGAATGGAAAGTGACCTCCCCGGACGGCAATTATATTCGGGTAGTGCACAGTTTTCTGACCGGCGACACGCTTGAGGTCAACACTGCCGCCGGGGCAGTACATATAAACGGCAACCGAGCGCTCGATAAGCTAGACTGGCAAAATAGCCGGTTTTTTTCTTTGCGGGTAGGAGAAAGTACTTTAACTATTTCACCTGCTGGGGTATGTACAACTAGAGTATCATGGACCCCCAAATACTTATAGGAGAGGGAGATTTAAGATGAGGAGGCGACACAATTGGCTGCTAATACTAAACAAATAAAGGGAGACGTGGACAGAAAGCCAAGTCCACAGTATTACAATCCTGTAGCAGATGAATATGAGTATCTGTATGGAGAGAATGGTGCATCACGTCATATTTTGTACAGTTCCGATGGACAACCTATAACATCGTCGGGTAATAAGTTGGCGGTAAGAGCAAGCGAGATAGAAGCACTCTTGTCAACTATTAGCGACAAAGACTTTGCAACGCAGACAACCCTTGCTGCAATATTGGCTAAATTAATATCATCCCCTGCAACAGAAGCTAAACAGACAGCGATGGAGGCCCTGATCGGCGAGGTACAAGCTGCTCCAACGGCTAACACGTTGCTTGCGAGGCTAAAATCTTTGGAGGACAAAGTCGAGGGAATAATAGACGGGACAGCCCCGGCCGTTACTCAACTATCGGGAAGTAAAATGGATTTAAGAGGAACAGCGGCAACTAAGCCGTTGGCAACTGCCGAAAATATAGGGGCAACTTACTGGAGCGTTGACACTGACCCACAAGGATATGCGATTGAAATATCCGATGGCACAGATTGGGTGGTGATATAATGTTAGGTTCAGCATTAGCAATAGTCCGAAATCAATTAGCTTTACCTGCTACCAACTTAGTTACAAATGGTAATTTTACAACAGACGCATCGAGTTGGTCTAAGTTCTTTTGTACCGTAACATCTGTTGATGGCGTTGCCGAAATGACGGGACAAGAAAACAGTAGTGGACTTAATAGGGCATCTCAAGCCCTCGGAGTCCCAACAGGACACAAAATATACGTAAGAGCTGATGTTAAAGCAACTACTAATTTAGCAGGAATTGGCATACCAACTGCTACCCGATTAGCATCTCATTCTGGTAGTGGGGAATGGGAAAAACTGTCTTTTATCAGAACAGTTACATTCGAGGCTGCCATCGCATTAATTGACAACCGCACATCGGAATGGGACACGGTATATTTTGATAATGTATTTGCTGTTGACCTCACTGTAACTTTTGGTGCAGGGAATGAACCCACAAAAGAAGAAATGGATGCACTAATGGCATACTTCCCCAATTCTTGGTTTGACGGCACTCGCAACATATCACCGGCCCTTGCTGTATTGATGTTGAATAAACTTCGTAACCTTGAAACTTTAGTTACTGCGTTAGGAGGTGCGTAAAATGCTACTCAGCGAAATTATTAAAAACAATTTAATTGCATTATTTACGCATTGCGGGTGCAGTATGGAGCAAGTCAATGGATTTGCTGCCAACTATGTAAACAAGGGACTTTTAACTCAATTCGATGCAGATGAAGTGAATCTTGCTATGCAACCACCAGAACCGATTGAGGAATGATTAAGCAACTAACGGAATAGCTAAAAAGGGGTGTTTATTATAAATATTGATAAAAAATTGGTAAAGTGTGAGGTTAAGACGGAAAAAGAAGTTGCACATTATTCCGTAGGTGACATAGAAAGGTTAGTTAAAAATGACCTACTTTCGAATGGTTATAATTGTAAAAGTATACGCATTGTAACTAGATATAAGCATTGCTACGATGAGTGGGGCATGAATAGGAGATTGATTACTTATTTAGACCATATCGAAGCCGATGTTTAATCAACTAACGGAATAGCGAGAGTGACATAAGAAAAAGTTAAAAAAGAGCCGGTCTTAATCGGCGGATTTTTGTGAGGTGATTTACTCTGCTCTATATTTTTAACCCGGACGAAGAGTTAATAGCGCTGCTCAGTCCAGACTTCACTCGGTCGACCGGTCCGACTACAACCCGCCGGGCTTTTTTGTCGGCTGAATTTCCTGCTGAGTTTGATCGTGAACCGAACTCTGGCTGCCCGTATTGGGATGCTGTGCACTACGAGATATTAAACGGCGAGAACACTTTTAGATTTACGGTGCCTGCCGATCAGGCCGATGCGGCATATGTGCTTGAAGGTAACTTGGTGGCCTTTCGTGACTTGGATTCATACTGGCAGGTATTCGAGGTTAAGCGGCTGGTAGACCTGCACGGGGACGGCCTGACCCGGACTGTATACTGCGAGCATATCTGTTATGAGTTACTGGATGATATCGTCACCGATAAGCGGCCCCAAGCAGATGCCACCGCCGCCCTCGCTGGGATGCTGGACAATACCCGCTGGCAGGTAGGTACCGTTGACGACCTGGGCGCATCCTCAACATCTGCTTACTATGAGTCTGCCCTCTCAGCTGTGCAGAAGGTAGCCAATGCCTGGC